ACAAAAAGTTTCCCACAAAAATATTTTATAATATTTTTTAGAATTTATTATATAAATCCATCTTATAATAACACGATAGTGTTATTTCGCTATAGCTCAGTTCGTTTTACTCACATATTTAAAAATTAAATATTAAATTATTATATTATTAAATCATATCATATAAATGTGAGTGGAACGAACTGAGCGATAGCGAAATAACACTAAAGTGTTATTATAATTTTTAATAGTATAACAAAAAGAATATATAACGTATTCGTAAGACATAATGTTAATAAAAAATATACTTATTTAGAACTTTTGGGTTGTAATTTATTTGAATTTGAATTATATTTATTAGATAAATTAACAGATGGTATGACATTTGATAATTATGGAGAATAGGAAATCGATCATATTAAACCAATTTCATTATTTAATTTACATAATGATAATGAATTATTTGAATGTTGTAATTTTAATAATTTACAGCCATTATGGAAAATAGATAATATTTTAAAATCTAATCATATAAATGTGAGTGAAACGAACTGAGCGATAGCGAAATTACACGAAAGTGGAATTATAATATATATCATTCGTCTCTTCTGTTGTTGATATTGTATAATTTATTGTTGTCATTACTATATACAATCTAATTACTGTTTAACTTATTTTATTAAAAAAATATACAAAAAATAAAACCCAAAATATACTAAAAATAAAAATTACAAAATACATCATCTTATGCCAAAAAAAATATTTTTTATAAACTATTTTACATAAATACACAAAAATATAGTAATTTTTAGAATATTATTGATTTAGTTAATCGTAAAAATCATCAAAAGAAGTTTGTGGTTCATTAACTGTTTGTGGTTCATTAACTGTTTGTGTATCATCATAATTATGTATGTAAATTATATCAAGATTTTTAAATTCTGGTAATATTGCATTATTTATTTTTTTTTTTAAACTATGCACATCAATAATATTCAACGGTGGTCTAGTGTTTGGTAATACAACATATACTTGATTTCCTTGTTTATTTTCATATAATTTATGTAAAATATATCCTAATTCACAAAAAAATTCAAAATAACGATTTTTAGCACGATCTAATCCTTCATATTCTAAAGCATCATTAAATAAATAAAAAATTTTTTTTTTATCTTTTAAGAAATCTAATAAATTACAATAAAATATATTCCAAGCACCTGTAAGAAAACACATTTTGGAATATGACATTTGTGATTTACGTTTAGAATCTGATACTGTAATGCCTGATCGTTGACTAAAAGAATATTCAGATGGTATAATCATTTCTATTACAAATATTACAATATTTAATCGTGTAAATTCTATTCTTAAATAATTACGACCTAATTCAAATCTTATTGGTAAATGATATACTGACTTATCAGATTCTGTTGAAGCTGAATTTCTTGTTAAATATAATTTTAATATATTTCTATAAAATTCATCATAGAATATATCAACTAAATAATATATTCTATTACTTAATTCTAATTCGTCTATACTTAGTGGTTCGTCGCTGTAATATTCAAATCTTTCAATACAAAGTTCTTCTCTTTTAGATTTATCGCGCTTTAATTTTTTATTATGTTCTTCTATTATACTTTTTAATATTAAACTATATTCAATACTATCCTCAATCATTTTATAAGATTTGTCTGCTTCCCATTCATTTGTTTTAAAAACAAATGGATAAGTTCCTATTAATAAATATAATTTCTTTTTATTATTAAATTCTTTTCCTATAAACATTGTTCTTAAAAAAATATCAAAATTTAATTCATCAGCTTCTTGTCGTATTTTTTTCGCTATTAAATCATCTTGTTTAACGCCTTTTCCATCTTTATACATTTTGGCTACCTTATAATATGAATCTATATCACCTTCTTTCATTTTTTTTGAAAAAATATCAAAATTTAATTTATCCGCTTCTTTTCGTATTTTTTCCGCTTCATGCAAATTTTTTTCAACACCAATTCCATCTTCATACATTTGGGCTACCTTATAATATGAATCTATATCACCTTCTGCCATTTTTTTAAAAAAAATATCAAAATTTAATTTATCCGCTTTTTTTCGTATTATATCCGCTTTTTTTCGTATTATATCCGCTTTAAAAACATCTTGTTTAACACCTTTTCCATTTTCATACATTTTTGCTACCATATAATATGAATTTATATCACCTTCTGTCATTTTTTTAAAAAAAATATCAAAATTTAATTTATCCGCTTCTTTTCGTATTATATCCGCTTTACAAACATTTTTATCAACACCAATTCCATCTTCATACATTTGAGCTACCTTATAATATGAATATATATCACCTTCTTTCATTGTCTTTAAATTTTTTTCAAAATTTAATTTATCTGCTTCTTGTCGTATTTTTTCCGCTTCACAAACATCTTTTTTAACACCTAATCCATCTTCATACATTCGGGCTACCTTATAATATGAATATATATCACCTTCTTTCATTGTCTTTAAATTTTGTAAAAAAATTATTTTATTTGCTTCTTGTCGTATTTTTTTCGCTTCAGAAACATCTTTTTCAACACCAATTCCATTTTCATACATTTGGGCTACCTTTTTATATGAATCTATATCACCTTGTGTCATCGCTAACCGATATAATTTAAATGCTTCTATTGGGTTTATATTATATAACTCTTCTGCTTTTATTCTATTTATATTTCCACCTAATTGATTTTTTAATTTTTTATATTTTGATTTATATTTTTTATATTTTTCTAAAAAATTTATCATTTATATAATTATTATACAAATAAATATTTAAGTTTTTATTATATTCATTCTATGTCTCTTATGTGTATCTAATACTATCTTTTTATTGTCGTGGAATAATATTACTATCTCATCGTATACCATCTTCCTAAATTCATTACATCTTTCTATTCTCTCTTTATTTTCTTCTTCATCGTCTTGTAAATTATCTAAATAATCTAGATCACATAATTTTATATAATTGATTTTATTTGATATAGTATTCTTTAATCGTTCATATTTTTCATGGTCTTTTTTTAACTCTTCAATTGATAAATTAAAATATTTTACAACATTATCTATAATATCATCTATTATTATAATACTTTTGGATTCCCATAATCCATTATTATAAACTTTAACTAATCCTCTATTTTTATCTGCTACATAAATGTTGTGATTTTCTGGCTTTTCTGGATTTAGATATACATTCTTTATTGTCTTTAGATATATACTTTTCCCTATCTCCTTTAATAAATTTTTGAAATTTCCATTGTAGTCTTTCGTATCATTGAAATTATTTATTTGTATTATATTTGTTATATTATATGTATTTTGTGTTGTATTATTTTGTATAATAACTTGTTTATTTAACTTTTCGTTTTCTTCTTTTAATTTTACTATTTCTTCTTTTAATTTTGTAATATAATTATTCATTTCTTCCATTTTTTTTATTAAATCTATATTACAACCATTCTTTTTATTTATATGTCTTTCATAGTCGCTTTTCCTATTATTAAAATTTTTGGAACATATTAAACAAATATATTTTATTTTGGATTCATTGTTTTTAACAAATTCCATTATTAATTTATATCGGTATATATTTAAATTATAAAATAATATTATATCAATGTGTAAAATTACACATTTGTGTGTAAAATTACACACGTCATTTTGGTATCCTTATTAACTTTCCTTGTTTTCACAACGTTTTTCAAAAAATTTGTGTGTGTTGGACTGAAAAAAAACCTTAAAAAAATCAAAAAATATTTTTTGTACTATTTTATAAAAATATAAAAAACGTTATATACATCATCACCTTTGAAAAGATTTTACTATACAAACGCATTATCAAACTAAACTAGTTTTACCATTAAGTTATGTAATATAATACATAACTTCATTTTTGTTAAAATGAAACTTTATTATTTAATATAATAATAAAGTTAAGAATAAATATACAATTCTTTACAATTTATTTGGCTTCTAAATCTATAACATATAAGTCTTTCTTTCAAAAACATTCTTATTTACTTGACTAGTTTATTATTTTTATTTATTACCTAATAATAATTTATTATATTCATCTAAATATTCCTTCTCTAATACTTTAATCTTCTCTCCTAATTCTGTCTTTATTTGTCCCTCTAATTCTACTTTTAATTTCTCTATTTTATTCTCTATTTCTTCACGCTCTTTAATTACTCTTTCTATTTCTTCTCTTCGTTCGTTTCTTCTTGTTTCTTTTATTTGTTTTAATTCTCCTTCTATCTTCGTTTCATATTTTTTCTTTAATTCTAGTTGCCAATTTGTTATATTATATTTCTCATTAAAATTTTGTTGCATTTGTTGTTGCACTGGTTGTTGCGTTTGTTGCATTTGTTGTTGCACTGGTTGTTGCATTTGTTGTTGCACTTGTTGTTGTACTGGTTGTTGCATTTGTTGTTGCACTTGTTGTTGTACTGGTTGTTTCATTTGTTGTTGTACTGGTTGTTGCATTTGTTGTTGCATTTGTTGTTGCATTTGTTGTTGCATTTGTTGTTGCATTTGTTGTTGTACTGGTTGTAGCACTGGTTGTAGTACTGGTTGTTGTACTGATTGTTGCATTTGTTGATGTATTGGTTTTTGAGATAATGTGCTTATTGAAGGTAAAATGTTATATTGTGATAAAATATTACTGGGTGCACTAATTCCAGTATTTATAGAACTATTACCTACGTTTCCTGTATTTAAATTTATTCCTGATCCTAAATTATATTCTGATAATACATTTTTTGTTTCTACTTTTGCAATAGCTAAATCTTTTTGATTACTTATTTCTTCTTTTCTTTTAACATATTTTTTTTTGTATTTCATATACTTTTCTTTAATTTTATCCATTATATTATTATATGATATTTTATTTTATATATATATATATAAATTGAAAAATGCTAATATATTGAAAGACACAATACCCCAATTCTTCTGTGATGTTTATTACAGGCGTTTTTTCTGATGTTGAGACTCATCGGGATTATCCTAAATGTAGGATTTTATGGAACAAAAAGGGGGATAGCTATCTGTACATCATGGTACCGAATGATTTTTTCGGGTCTAACCCTCGGCTTGTCTCCATAATGGAGAGAGCCTCTTTCAAAAATATTCTCAGGATCGATGTCCCTGTGGAGACATTTCCAGACCTTGTCGATGCTCTGTTGAAGGAGCCGAATGCATCCCCCGAGATGCTAAAATGGCTAAATAGTACAGACTAAGGTCTTTATAAACGAGTCCTGTATTTTATTTTTTTTATACATTATTATTTTCAATATGAGACTGTAATAATGCTGTAGAACATTCTTTTTGTGGTGATAAATATGATTTTACTTTACATCTATCATTCTTTAATAATCCTGATATTCTTAAAATTAATTCATTAAATAAATCTAACTCATCAATTGACAAATTATATGTCTTTCTTAATCTTCTAATAATTTCTACAACTCTTTTGTATTCACTTACAATATCTTTATTTTTCTTCATATATAATTTATAACTAGTTTGATATTTTTCTAATTTCTTTATTTCTTCTTCATATTGGTGACTATTACCACTTATTCTATTTTTATATTTTTCTAAATGAACTAAAAAAGCATGTGATACATCTATTGTCGTGTATTTTGTAGAATTATGTAAATCAAATAAAATTCTTAATAATCCATTCTTATCTTCTCCCTCTACTAATGTATCCGAAATATAACTCTTGACTAATACTATCTGTTGATTTACATTATCTAATGTCTTTAAAAATTTAGGTTTTAATACTAAAAGTTTTTTCAAATATTTAGTATCATCGTGCATCTGTTTATAATGTTCGTATATTGATATATTTAATTTTACAATCTTTTCATGTAGTGTTCTTATCTTGGTTGTAATTACTGTCTTTTTATTGGTTATAGTCGTAAGTGTTTCTTTTGTATTTTTAATATTATTTTCATTTATTCTTATTTCTTCATCATACTTTTGTTGTGTTTCGTGTAGTATTTTTGAAATTTTTTCTTCTAATTCTCTAAATTTTACATTGCTTTCATTGTGATAATTTATTAAACTATCAATATTACTTTTGTCTAAAATTTTTACTTCTTTTTTAACATTATTTAATTGTATATTTTGTTTGGTTGTTAATTTAAATCTACAATATATTTTTTTATGTTTTTTATTGTCATTCGTCCATAACCATTCAGCATTATTTGATATACTAGGTCGTTGTTTCCATATATTCAAATTATCATTCTTTCCATAACTAACTGCGGTTGACCATGTTGTATCGTTAAAATTAAGACTATTCCATCCATCTGGCGCTGTTTTATTAAAGTTTTCACATCTCCATTTTGTTGCTGAAGTATCTTCGTTACCAAATGTTCCTATAAATCCAGCAATCTTATCTACATTAACACCTTCTAATGCAAGTAGATTTTCATTTGGTGATAATTTTATGTTATATGAGTAAGTTTTTTGCCAAGAATTACCTGAACCAATCTTAATACCATTATGGTACAATGTAAAACTGTTATCACATGTTAATTTTACAGGTAAAGTATTAACTACAGTAATTGGAACAGTTAAACTAAGATGTAATAGCTGTAGTAATAACAAAAAATTAATTAAATATTTCATGAATATATATAATATCTATATATATTTATTTAAGCTATAAAAAAATTTGAAAATTTTGAATGTTCTTTTCTCCTTGCTAAAATCTGATTGAGAAGATGCCATTCGCTGTTCTTGAAATTTGATGTTGAAAGACGTCAATTTCAAATTGTCCGTCTAGAGGAACGTCAATCGTTACCAAAATCTGTTTGGCACGCAAATTCCCACCACTGTCTTTAGTCATGACTGTTTCACCAGCTGCGGCTCCTTGTATAGTTCGCGGGGTTTGATTGAGAATGATCCGCAATTTTTTCCCAGGCATAAGAACCTGAGCTGCTTCCCATAAAGCATGATCGTCAGCAGAGGCTGGAATAATCTCTCTCGCGCCATCGTTGTACTCCCCCATGACAAACATTACGGGTTCCCCCCCCATATTAGTAATGGGAATAGGACCGTTCGGCCCAATGATATCAATTGTTGGATTGCTGGATTGGGACAAGATATTTGTCTCGACCGTTGGAATGACCGTTGCCATTGTGTAAGCTTAATTAATCAAATATTTTATATTTTCAATTTTTTTTGTTATTAAATATATAAATATATCCAATATTGTTAAAATTATTTTATGATGGTGGTAATTAACTTCATTTCAATACTATTAAATTGTAGGATATTCTTTATAAATTTTAGAATTATTTAGTAAAAAACATAGAAAACCAATTTTTGTTTATTAGATGATCTACATGCCTTAATAAATTTATGTTTATCTATTTACTAATTGATTAACTAAATTTATCATCATATAATATTTCATGAATATATATAATATAAGTTGTAATAAAAAAATTTAAATTTTTTGATAATTTATTTCACTTAAAGGTAAATATACCTAATAAATGATTCTAAAGTTTCCGGCACACATCTCAATGGTGTAATCTAGCACCTTGAAAGAAAAATCTCCTTCAGGAGCAACAAATTCCACCACCATCTGTACGGGTCTCCAATCTTTTTCATCATCTCCTATCACAGTGTCCGATACGTCTGCTACAAGTGTAGGGCCTGTCTTGGGTGGACTCTCGTCCAGAGAGATTCTCACCTTACGGGTTGGCATAAGTATCTCTGCACTGCGCAAAAATCCGTTATCCATGGGTTCAGCAGGCACCACTTGATCGCCTTCGTACTTTCCAAAGTATCGGACAATTGGCTTTCCTTTATGTGTTTCATCGGTAAGCGGGAGAAGAGTACCTCCTTCGGTCATGACAACCATTGTTGGAAGTCTGGTTGTCTTGTCCAACCAGGATGTAGTTGTGAAATGAACTGGCATTTATCTCGAATAATTTCTCTAAACATCTATAATTTCAATTTTATATATATATATTTATTTAATCTTTTGTAAAAAAAATTGAAAAATATATTATTTATTGTTTTATTAGTAAATGAAACTTCGTTCAGGAAAAAATATTAAGCCACAACGGCTGCCTTCCTCTATTAGAAAGGCAAAAGCTTCCTTAGCCGATCAACTTGTTATATCGGCTAAAAAACCATGTGCACCCTTGCATGAATTCAAGGTTATTGTGCCTGATTTTGATGCTGTAACAACAGGCTTAGTAAGGCCTCCACCACCTCCACAAGACTTGTTGGTGTCTCCGTTATCCCAAACTTCAAACAGAGAGCTTTGGACGCCTCCGCCACCACCTCCACAAGACGTTTGGATGTCTCAATTATCCCAAACTTCAAACAGAGATCTTTGGACGCCACCACCTCCACAAGACGTTTGGATGTCTCAATTATCCCAAACTTCAAACAGAGATCTTTGGACGCCTCCGCCACCTCAATACCCTTCTTACGGTGGTATCAACATCTCTGCTGATGTTATAGATCATGTGTGCGGAGCTTTACAGCGTTATACACGCCCACGCCATCCAGAAGTAATTCACGTTCGTTCGTGGAAGAAATATAGTGAGAAATCCTCTCCGTACATTTTACCAGAACAAGTGATGCGAAAATGGTTGCGTCATGTCACAATATCTGGAATGTCATGGAATATTGCGATAGGACAGATTCCCCGACCACAACAGAATACTGCTAGAAAAATCATGCTTGAGCTTCATGCTGATCATTATAGATTCAATTAGAAAAACAGTTTAAGTTATCTGCTAAAAAAAGTATAAAACCAATTTTTGTTTTTTAGATGATCTACATGCCTTAATAAATCTCTATTTTCTCTATTTACCAATTCTAGTTGATTTACTAAATTTAACTTTTCATTAATTCTATTATTTATATCTTTCTTATAATGTTCTATATCATTATACAAATTATTTATTATAAACTTAAACTTATTTAGATTGTCATTATTATTTTTTTTATCATCACTGTTATTTATACCATTTTCATTTGATTCTTCATTAATATCAATGCTTTCATATTCTACATCACTTATATCATTTGATTCTATTATATCATTTGTTTCTATAATATCATCATTTTCTACAATATCATAATCATTATTAACTTTTTTATTTTTTAATAATTCTTCTAATACTTTATTCTTTTCAATTAATTTATTGTTTAATAATTCTAAACTTATAACCTTTTGTTCTTTTTCAATATTAATTCTCTGTTGTATTATTAATTCATTTTCTAATTTATTATACTTTATTAAAAAGTTATTCTTCATCTTTAAATAACACCTCCACCATCTTTGAATTAATATTATAGATTTTTTCTTTTTAGCAATACCTTTTCTTATTATATAAATTAAATAATTACTTTTTATTAAACTAACACTATTCTTTATTCTAACATAATTATTACAATAATTTATGCATCTAATCTTATTCATTAAATATAATATGTTATTTCTTTTTTCTTTTCTCTTCTGTAGTATGATATTATAAATAAAAATATTTATTTTTTTTATTGAACTTCGTTTTTTATATTCATTCTTTGCTCTATATAATCTAAATTGAGACTGTAATAATATAATCTTTATTATTGTTTGTTTATATTTATTATAGTTATTAAACATTCTAATATTTTTTTGAATTATTACAGCATTTTTACAAATATATTCATCATATCTTTTTTGAATTATAGCATACGTTTCCTCTTGTAAAAATACTCTAGTTTTACCGTAAACTATATTTGAAACTATATTTGAAACTACATCTAAATCTATATACTGGTATTTTTTCATAAATTCATCCTTTACAAAATTATATCTATATCCTTGTTTTAATATATTAATCAATTGTAATACACCATTATATACTAATTGTTCTTTTACTAATGATTTATCAAAATATAATGCTCTATCATTTGAATTAGATTTTATACATTTTATAAAATTTATATCACAAGTAGTAATACTATCAATAAATTCATTTATTTGTATCTTAAACTGATTTGTTATTGAATTAATTTTTAATTTACTATTTATTCTTTTCTTTTTATAATTAAATAACTCTTTTATATATTCATCTATTTCTTGAATATTCTTATCCATATTCTTCTTTAAAAAATTAGTAATTTTATATTCTATCAATCCAGCATAATGTTCTATACCAAATATAATATTATTATTTTTTATAATTTTGTACTGTTTATTATTACCATTACTACTATTTAACTTTTGTAATAAATTTATATCACTACCCTTTGGTACCATACATTCTTCATCTAATTTTATAAAAATATTTTCTATTAATTTAATTTGTTCCTTATTTAATTCTATATTATTAACTTTAATATCAATCTCTTCATTTCTATATAATTCAATCTTATTCTCTATCAATATTTTATTTAATAATCCTTGTATAATTTCATTTGTATAATTTATAAGTAATTGTTCTAAACTATTTTCTTTTAAATCTTCAAAACCGAATATATCTAATATACCAATCTTATATTCATATTTTTCTACATTGCATATTATATTCATTCTTTCAACTATCCAATTAAATAAATTATCATATATCTTCATAATTAATATATCTCTTGTTTCATAGAATTCTTCTTTATCATACGTTTTTTCTATCAGTTCATCTTGAACTTTAATTGTTCTCTTACTTAAAACATCTTTTAATTTAGTATTTTCTATATTGTCTCCGTAACCAAGAGTCAATAAATACTTTATTTTTTCAATATTATTCATTATAAAACTAATATTCTCTTCAGTAAATCCTCCCTTATCTAGTAAATTTATAATTTCATTCTTATCTCTATTAAATATATGGAATTTACCAATATCTTCAGATCTTAAAACACGAGTTTTTTCTAAAATATATGTTATTATTTTCATACCTAAACATTCCATATTTTTATTGTAATATACTTCAATCAATTTACCAAAACGACTACTATTTGTATTTTTAGATGTTGTTGCATTTCCAAAATATTCTAATATAATACCAGATGCTTCAATTCTATTTATTAATTTATTATCACTATTTTTAACACATGAATTTAAATAATGTATAATTTGTTTTGTTGTTTCTGTCTTACCTGAACCACTTTCACCTGATACTATTATTATCTGATTCTTATTCTCTAAATTTTTTAATATATTATCAACCTCTTTATTAAGATGGACTTGATCTATATTATTATCTTCAAAATATTCATATGGATTAATTGATAATAATATAGAACCTAATTTAGTATATATCTTTTTATTATAAAATCTTTCCTCCAATACTTTTAGACACCTTTCAATACTAATTTCATCAATATAAAGTAAATTACTATAATCTTCCATTATTTCTATATTATACTTTTATTTAATTTTTTATAATCTATATTCTATTTTTTAACTTTTATCCTATTTTTTATGTTTTTCTTTCCATTCAATACACCTAAATCGCATGTCATAGTTTGGATATAATTTTAATGTTTCTAAAACTTGGGCGGATGTTGGTGATTTATTACTTGTATAAAACCATTTTGTTATTGATGCTCTTTCATATGTAAATCCATCTACAGCTACAACTGGATCGTTATAAATTGTTGTTGTAAATACTTTATCAATTAGTTCATCTGGTATTTCTTCATCATATTCGCTTAAATCCATATTACATATTTTATCTACTAATTCATTTATCATAATCAATAAATTATTACAAAAGTTTTTTAATCTATCAGCTGGACTCCAATTGTTGTAATAATCATTTATAAATGTATTTATTTTGTAATAAATATAATACATTTCTTTTCTAGCTCTTGTTTCTTGATTTTTATTCATATCAAATCCATCTTCAGTCATTAAATAACCAATATTTTTTTTAGTTTTTTCATCAAATTCTATATTATCTAAAAAATGACTATATAACACTTGCAGGAATGAGAATGGATAATTGTTATCAATTAAAAATGTTATTTCTAGATTTTTATTAAATAATTTATTATCTAATAATTTTACCTCTATTCTACATCTGTTAAATGAATTTGGTAAATTTTTAACTTCTCTTTTAATATCTTCACTATCTGTTCCAGAATATAATATATTTTCACTGCAAAATATTTCAATTTTTTCAACAATATCAGCTAATAACGTGAATTCGTATATCATTCGTTGTATCATTATCTTAATATGTTAACTATAATAATATATATTTATCCATATTTTTATAATTTTTATAAAGTGAAAGAAAATTTTTTTAATTTTTATACAGTTTTATTTTTATACAAACTCTCTCAAGTTATAAAAAAAGCCTAAAAACCTAAAAAGCCTAATTAGGCTAAAAATTAGGTCAAAATTAGGCTTTTTTTCATATAAAACTAATAAAAAATAGATTTAAAAAAAATATAATTGTAATAATATAACCTAATATGGTTTTTTATACTTGTCCTAAATGTAATAAGATTTTCACAAAAAAGTCCCATTTCCTCAATCACGTAGAGTTAAAAAAGAAACCGTGTCAACAAATCCACGAAAAAATCATCCTCAAAAATCCTCAAATCTCCTCAAATCTCCTCAAAAAATCCTCACCAAAAATTGAAGATAAAAATAAAAAATATTAAAATTTTATATATTTCTAATATAGAATAAAAATATATATGACAAATAACGACGAAAATATAAAAAATAAAATAGACAAAATAAATAGCTTACATATGGATATTTTAAATTTTAATCTTAATAATCAAAATCAAATTTATACTGATTTACTTGATTTCAAAAAAGAATTTAGCAATAAATTTGAAGATATAGATAATAAAATGAAATTTTTATATAATAAACTTAATCAATTGGATGATAAAGTAAATTCTATATCTAATAATATAAATCATCAAAATAATCAAAAAATTTCTATGGATGAAATATATGATTCTATAAATAATAATAATGAAAATAATCAAAATATTTATTCACAAATTAAACTATTACAAATGTCTGTAAATGAATTAAAAGTAAAAAATGATAAATATGAATTAGAAATGAAACAAATAAATAAATTAGAAATAAATAATTTTGATAACATAACAAAAGAGGATAAAGATATAAAAATAAATAAAAAATGCTTACCTTTTCTATAATTTATTTTTTATTTGTAAATATCCAGAACCAAATATAGATTACAACAAAGTGTAATTACACTTACCATGAAGAATATTTTACTAATTGGATAAAAATAAATAAAAGTTGTCCTATATGTAGAGAACAACTTTAGTTATAATTTTTTAAGATTTATCAATTATAATTTTTTTATAGTTTTCTTATCTAAATATTTTTTTTTTAATAATAAATATTTTTTATAATTTTCAGATGCATGTTTAATACCATCTCTTAATACTATTTTAAGAAATTTTTCAATTTTAAAACTGTTTATACTTGTAGTTTCTTTACGTTTATAACATTTCCACATGTATTCATATATTTTATTAATTTCACTATTATTTGGATCTGTAGTAGACGATGATAGATTTTTAAATTCAATTTTAATATCTGCTATTTCTGCATCAGTTAATTTTTCTTTCTTACTTTTATTTATTACCTTACTATTTGCTTTATTCCATATAGCCCGTGCTAAATGTTTATCATTAGAACAGCATTCTTTTTTAACTAGTTCTCTAAATTTATCATCAGCAATTTCACTCATATATTTCTGTAGAGATACAAGTAAAGCCCAACCATTATTATTTAAATATCTATTATTGTCAATATAGTCACCATCCATGTACCAAAATCTAAATAAATTATTCCAATCATAGCTATAATTCAGGTCATAAAACATATCATCTAATGGATGAAAAGATCCAAATTTTGTTTTAACATAAGTTTTTTGTTCTGGTTCAAAGTTATTCCATAAATAATAAATTTGTGATGTTATATCTCTAAATGGATACAAACGTTCTGATGGAGGTAAATAAAAAGGATCTACGTTACCCCAACCAATTACTTCTTCGTCAAAAAAAACTGTAGGTTGAAGAGACATACTACTAAAACCATCATATATTACACCTACTGGCGGATTATTTGCATCATATAATAATTCCATATATATATATATATATATTATATAATTTTTATTTTTCAAATAATTTTGATCTAGATACATTAGTTAATAAATTATTTTGTATAGTTGAGTTTGGAACATTAATAATAAGTTTTGTATAAGGATCTATAATTGTAGTAAAATACAAATTAAAATCTATAACTTTTCCATAAATTGTATTATTATTAAATAATTGATTTATTCTAATCATATCATTTATATTAAAAATATTATTTATACTAATTATAATTCCTGAAATAACATTACTTAAAGTTCCCTGCATAGCAATACCTAAAGCTAGACCCATAGATGCTAATAAAGTTATAATAGTTGTTGTATTAATACCTAAATTAACAATAGCAAATACACCACCGACAAATAAAATTATATAATAAACAAAATCACCAATTTGATGTTGAATTAGTGTTTTTGATGCATAATTGCTTTCGTCATCAATTATATTAACATCTACTATTGGATTATTTGAAATACTATTTTTAATTATTTTAGCAATTATTATAAATAATATAAAAATAAATAAAGAACCGACAATATTTGGTATTTTTTCAGATACAGCATTTTTTATATTTTGAAAATAATCCATTATAATATAATATATATTATAAAAAATTTCAATACTTAATATTTAATTCAGTTAAATTATTATTTAAATAATTTGTAGGTATTTTAATTAAAAATGCTTCTTCGTCTTTAATTGCTGCTGAGACTATAAATATATCATTGCTTAATGTTAATCCACATGTATATTGAATACCTCTATCAAATAAATAAAATGGATAGGAAGTATAAATTGGTTTATAAAAATTATCTATAATAAAAAATCTATGTAAATAAACACGACCATCACTAAATAATACCTCGTGTATTAATGCTATATAACCATCAATATGAATAATAGTATCTTTATTAACTATATCCATTTTTATTTTTATAAATTGAGTTGAACCTCTAAAATCAATATTTTCTATTATATCATATTTTTTATAAACTGTAATATTCTGATTTAATTCACTATTTTTATCATATTCATTTAAATCTAAATTTAATACTGTAAATGGTTTATATGAATAAACAATATGAACGTCAGTTGTATTATCTTTATTAATTATTGGAGCCCAATTTTTCTGACATAAATTATCATCTATACCGTATAATACTTTTAATTTTGAAACAACACCTTGATTATCAATATTACCAAAAACTATTTTATAATTATTTGTAAAATGTTTGCATGATGTTAAAAAATATACTTTATTATTTTGAGAAAATATTCTAACATCTTCATAACCTATTATATTACTTGGAATATGTTTATATTTTTTATCATCAAATATGATTTCATTTATTCTTAAAACTTCTAGATTTTTATTTAAATACATCAATATATTTCTAGTTGAAACAGGTTTTTCAATACAAAAATTAGAATTGTCTTTCTTATGACAATAATTATTATTTAATATTTTATAATTAACCACTCTTAAATTTAATAAATATTTATAAATATCATTATCATATTCTATAATTGAAGGATTACTACAGTTCCATTCTGATAAATTAACTTCAATTGGTTCTTTTATCTTAATTTTTTCAAAATTTACTTTTGTTTTATCTAAATAAAAATATAGATTTGATATAGTCAAAATTAATACATTTTTATCTAAATTTTTTTTCATCAATAAACTATTACAACTTATTAATCCATTCTTAAAATCTTGTAAATAAAATGATATAATAGATTTTACAAATTGAAATTGATATTCATATACATCTCTACTTAAAAATAACTTATCATCTGGTAATGGTATTTTTTCTCCAATTTCAAGAAAAACTTTAGATAAATTGTATTTTCTATTATCACATAAATATTTTGCTATTAAAAATATATTTTCAGCTCTATTTGGATAAAATTCATAACCTTTTAAACAATAAGCAATAGAATTATCTTCATCTTTTATCATTAAATAACAAAATGAAACCATATAATATGAAAACCAAACTTCTTCAAACCATCCTCCTAATTCAATACGCTTTTTATAATTTTCTATTGCTAATTCAAATTTATGTGTATCTTTATAACTTTGAGCTAAATAAAAATAATATCTGGCGTTATTTGGTTCTTCTTCTATTCCTTTTGTTAATAATCTAATATCTCTTTCAAATTTATCTTCTTTACAACCACCATCTCCAATATCATCAATCCAAAAGTCTTTTGTATATTCTACTTTATAATCACCTTTAATATCATAATATTCGTGTGTAGGACATTTACATTCAATATTTGTACCTTTCTTAACCATTCTTAAATTAAAATATTCCAACGAACCAGCTTTTTGTTGTAAAAAATAAATATCTTTATCATAATTTTTTATATTTATATTTTCAAAATTTACTAAAACCATATCAGCATCAAGAAATAATACATATTTAAAATTAGCTTCACATTCTTTTGTTAAATTATAAGAATAAGAACGATTGTAACCAAAATTTTTAAAAGGTTCTGTATAAACTTCACCGTCTATATTATATTTTTCCGCAACTTCTTCAATTACTTTAACTGTATTATCCGTAGAACCTGTATCACATATAATAAAATATTTTATATGTTTATGCAGATTTTCAAATAATCTTGACATATTTTTACTTTCATTTTTAATAATCATATTTAAACAAACACCATTTTCATAATTATTATTTTTTTCTCTTTTATATAATAAAGTCTTATTCATATAGAATAAATCTACTTTTTTTTATTTTCATTTTAACTCAAAAAATTGATTTATATATATTATAATAAAAATTATATATATATTAGTAATAAAAAATGGTTATCACGCGAAATTATGCTGCTAAAAATAATATTGAATTACATAAAGGATTGCCATTAAAAAAGAAGAATAATTCTAAAAATGAAGATACGCATTATATATTTAAATTCTTAATATTAATATTAATGTTTAACTTAATATTTTTAACATCAACAATTATATATTATTACTTATTTGAAAATTCTAATAAATCAATCTATAATTTTATAATTACAGATTTACCAGAGAAAACTATTGTAAAACTTTATAATAATATACCAGCTAGACCATATAATGCAATACCTTCTAACGCATACAATTATATTCTTGATATGTTTCAAGATTATAATATAGATTATTTTTAGAACAAAAATTGATTTTTATAATTATAGATATTAAATAAATATAAAAAAATATGACAGATAAAATTCATAAAAGTTGGAATAAACTATTTGATAAATATGATTTTAATTTTGATAGTTTATATAATAGCGGTGATATAGTATATCCTCCAAAAGAACAAATATTTAGAGTATTTCAAATGAATGTTAAAAAAATAAAAATTGTATTATTAGGACAAGATCCATATCATAATCCAAATCAAGCAAATGGATTAAGTTTTTCAGTTCCAAATAAAGTTAAAATACCGCCTTCATTACAAAATATTTATAAAGAATTATGTATAGAATTTCCAGAAAGAAACTATAAATTTAATACAGGTAATTTAGAAAGATGGTTTACAGAAGAAAAAATATTCCTACTTAATTCATCATTGACAGTTGTAAAAAATAAACCGAATAGTCATACAAATATTTGGAGTGAATTTACTGATGATGTTATTAGTTATATAAATAAAAAAAATAAAAATTGTTTATTTATACTATTAGGAAATTTTGCTAAATCAAAAGAGAAATTTATTGAAAATAAAGATAATATTATTACAGGAGTTCATCCTTCACCATTTTCTGCTTATAATGGATTTTTTAATTCAAATATTTTTAAGAAAGTTGAAGAAAAATTAAAACATGAAATCAATTGGAGTATATAATTTTTTATATAAAAATATATGATTATAGTAATAATAAGACCAATAATGGATATTGTTAAAGATATATTAGATAATATAATAAATTATTCACTGTTCTTTAACAATGATGTAATTGTTGAAGAAGATCATTTAGAAAAGTATGTATTATATTTACAAAAAAAAATAAATAATAATTATAGTGATTTATATTTTGAGAAAAAATTTAGTATCCTACATATTGATGATGTAATAACAGTAGAAGATTATCTTAATAGACTTATTACTAGTTTTAGTATAAATAATGCAGTAATTATTAGTGCTATTATTTATTTAGAAAGATTACAAATGAATATAAATATTTACAATATTCATAAATTATTGCTTGTATCACTATTATTATCTTCAAAATTTTTAGAAGATGAAAATTATAAAAATATATATTGGGCGAAATATGGTGGAATAAGTCTTATTGATCTAAATAAATTAGAAAAACTTTATTTGATAAAAATTAAAAATAATTTATACATTCATACTATTGAATTTTATAATAAATTTAATGAAATATTTAATGAAATATTATAATAAAAAATTGATTGTTTTTATATAAGTATATATTACTATGAAAAAAATATGAACGCTCAAAATACTGATTATGTCACAATATATACTAAAAATTCAATTGAAACACTAAAACCAATATTGGATGATTTACCTAATTTTAATGGTTCCGTACATATAAGCTGGAGGAATACATCACCACTCTATAAAACTTCATTCAACTATGACAAATGTTTAGATTTAGAATTTCCAAGTACAAAACATGCTGTAAAATTTATATTAAACTTTAATAAAAAACTTAATATTACAAAAGAAAATCTTTCAAATTTAGAAGCATGTGCTATTACAGATTATGATGAACCAACTATTGAAACTGTTAAGAGACAGCTAGATATACAAATAAGAGACAGCTAGATATACAAATAAGAGACAGCTAGATATACAAATAAGAGACAGCTAGATATACAAATAAGTTTTTTATAATTATTTATATAATATTGTTTTTGTTTTAATTTGATGTATTCTTCTTTTGACAAATCCATATTTTAATTATATATATATTATAATTATTAAATTCATTTTTGTTATTTGTGATGTGAAACATCACTTAATAATGCTTTGCATTATTAAGTCTCTACTGAGGTAATGTGGAAACTGATAATATTAAACCTACTTGAAAACCTAAAGTTATCCAACAAAGAGGAATTATAATATATTTTCTTAAATCACTATTTTCATTAACTTGATTTTGCCATTTTCCACTAAATGCTAAAAGTATTGCAAGACCGGATATAAAGAAGAAAATACCTGTCTGTGTACCTGCTAATGCAGGTTCGTTATCTTTTACATAACCAAATTTATTTTTATCTTGAAAACCAAAATAATAATGACTCCATAGATATATTGCTAATACCCAGAATACAATAGCAATCAATAACCAAGATGTATAAATACTACCTTCGCCTCCTTGCTGATAAGAATTATATAGAGAACTTTCCATTTTATATATTATATAATATATAAAAATAAAAAATTTACAAATACATATTTAAATTATATTTATATATATTATCATTATTTCTATTTTTAACTGATGGATTTTCTAAATAAATATTTAATCCATAATCAATATCTTCTTTTGTTAGAATCTTTTTTATTTTATTCTTAAACTTTAAAAGATTTTTAGAATGAGCTATTTTACATTTAGCTAATAATATTTCCATATCTCCACCATTAAATTTAAAATAGTGTTTATTATTTTCTATAAATTCTTCATCTATAGCTTTATTTTCTATACACCAATTTAATTCATAAACTTTTTTTATAAAAATATCTTTTAATTCTTTACCATTATATGGTTCTATACTAAATCTTATAGGGAATCTTCTTTCTAATCCATCGTTAAAACTAAAAAATGAACTTTGTAAATCATCCTTATATCCAGCTATTATACATATAAAATCATTCTTATTTTCAGTAAGTGCTAAATTTAGAACATCTAATATTTCTTTACTATATACATCCTTACTATTTTTACCTTCAGCATTACCTAATGAATATGCTTCATCAATAAATAATACACCTCCTTTACATTCTTCTAATATTTCTTCAGTCATAGCAGCAGAATGTCCTAAAAATTGTCCTTTCAAATCATTTAATTTAACTTTTTTAACAATATTTTTACTTAGAATACCAATATTTGCATATATATTTGCAATATGTTGTGCTAATTCAGTTTTCCCCGTTCCAGGCTCACCTTCAATAACAGTGTGTAATAGATCTTGATTTTTATTATCTAATTTTAGACTGTAATATAATATAATTTCTACCAACTGTTTTTTTATATTTTTTAATCCTACTAATTTATTAAATTCAGTTAATGTTTCTACTAATTTTGATATCATTTCTAAATCAATGTTGTATTCATTATCTTTACTGTATATAGTACCATATGCTTTTCCTAATTCTATTAAATCTTCTATAGTTTCTATTTCTAAAATTAAATATACATAATTAATTTTTTTAACATTTTCATCTCTCTTGTATAAATCTTCTCTTTTTGGATTTTTACCATTATTTAATAAATCATTTATATAGATTATTCTTTCATTTTTATGATTTTGTTGATAATATGGTTCATAATATGGTTGATTATGTTGATGATAATCATAATTATGATAATAATCTCTATAATAATCATTCTCACTCTTTTTGGGTTTTGAACTTTTGTATCCACCTTTGTCATAATATGTTTTTCTTTTGCAATTTTCATTTTGATTAGCCATTAAATTTTTATAAATATTCTATAACCTATTTATAAATTATTTTTATTATCACTATCAAAAAATATTATAAATTAATATAAAATAATTTTATATTGATATTATATATAATATGGATCCATACAAAAAGAAGTATTTAAAATACAAAGCTAAATATTTATCATCAAAAGATTTATTAGAACAAGAAGGTGGTGCTGATTTTTTTCTAGGAACAGAGGATATTTATGATAATTTAAGTGAAGAATTAAAAGCACAAGCATCAATAGAAGGAAAACGATTATTAGATAACTGGTTAAAAATTGAAAATAAGAATATAGAGAAGGTTACAAAACTATTTGATGAAAATGGTGAATTAACAGATGGATTAAGTGCTTCAACATTTAGTGATTATTATAAATGGACGATGATGCCTGTAATTTGGTTTTTACATACATTTATTACTGCTAAAACAGGGGAATCAACTTTCAAGGTTACTTTTGGTATAGATATAAGAGATGAAAATATGAGAAAAGCTATTAATTCTGATAAGGAACTTAGAAATAAAATAGTAAAAGCTCTTGAAAAATTAGCAGCGAGAAAATTTGATAAACAAATATTTGATGATATGAATCGAGACTCTACTTTATTAAATAATACATTAATAAAAGATTGTATAAATTATATATGCGATGGTAATACTTTAGCAATTCCAGTTAAATTTAATGAAGATGGTAGTAAACCAGTCTATACAGAAGATGACAACGTTCATATATCTTTTTATAAAGTTACTGGTGCTAAATATAATGATGATGATACTGAAGATGGATTATGGTTTATTGAAGCTAGAGGTCCATGGCCCCGTGTAACTTGGTTAGAAACAAGTATGATGCAGGCAGTATATGAAGCATATTTAAGATATAATCTTGAAAAAGAAGTTTTAAGATATAATCTTGATAAAGCTGCTGAAAAAAAAATAACATCACAGATAGCATATCAACGTTGGTTATACGGTGCGCTTTTAAGATGTGCTAGAAGTGTTGCTTTTACAAGATTAGTACAAACAATAGATCCAAAAAAACCAATGACACCTGCTTTATTTACAGGAAGAAGAACTGGTGGTTATTTATTTCTTTTATTACAAAATTTATTTTTTGCACATCATTTTAATCAATTTACACTCACAGGCCAAGTTGTAGATATTTATGGTAAAACAAGATGTTTAGGTACATCGTCGATTGATTCTTATTTTCAATTACAAAAATTAGGTTTACCTTTTTTAAGACCTGTTGGTACACACGCTCACGAATTATCTATGGTTATTTCAGTATTATTTCCATATTTTGATAAAAATAAATATGATCTACCTCTAACACAAATTATAGGTCATGAATTATATAGAATTTTAAGCGCTAATACTAGACCTGGACCTGCTGGGGTTATGTTTCCCATGTTGCCTGATACATTAGGGACAGCAGCATTTATGAAAGCAGCAACTTGGGTTAAAATGCCTGATGATACATCTTTTATATCAAAAATAACAAGTGCACGACAAGATTCAGGTAAATTAGAAAATTTTAAGAAATTAATGGAAGATTGGGATTATAAGCAGGGAATGATGGCATCTGAGATTGATAATACTCAAACATTATTAAACGCAACAAAAATAGGTTTTTCTACATCTGGAGCTGGTGGATTTTACGGAGATTCTGGTAAGGTTTGGAATCCCTCTGTATCTTCTCCTTCTATGGCTGTTAAGGCAGTTAATGTTGAATATTGTGTTCCAGCTAGTGAAAAACAATTTTATGAAGGATTAGAATTTCCACATATTATTATAGCAGATAAAGATGATAAATGTCATGTTAAAGGATATCCAATTAAGGTAGGAGATCCAGAGGATATGAAACAACCAGCTTTAGCTGAAGGTAAGTTGTCATTAGATAAAACATTACCAGCAGATAAAATAAAAGCTATTAAAACTTGGGTAAGCAATCGTCGTATACGAGCTTTTAGTAACATAGATAATGATAATGAAAATATAAAGGCTGACCGTTTAGATATAACTTTATTTACAGGTGATAATTTAACACCAACCCAAAAATTCTTAGCAACAATAAGATGATAAAAAAGTATAATATTTATAAATAAAATAATATATATAATAATATAATGAATAAAAACACATCATACGAAAATGATATAAGAATAATTATTCCAAAAGACAAAATACAAGAAAATATAAAACAAGAATCATTGCTTATAAAATTACTAAAAAAGCTAAACATATTTTAATAAAATATTCCAATCGTAAGTATTATTTACAAACAATTCATAAAAATTATAATCGTAACTTAAGAAACCAGTACAGCATTTATTGAGATATAACTGATTTAGTTTATTTGGAGATACATAATCTATATTATTAGAAAGTATATAATCTTTTTTAGGAATATAAGTATAGATAATACTATCTATATCTATATCTAGTATTTTATCTTTTGACAATACATTTATATAGTTTGGAGCTATAATAATTTTTTCATAACCAATCTCTCTTTTATCTAAAAGAGCAATTTCGTCATCATACACATCAAATAATATACCATTGATATTACTACCAAAAACATGTTTTTCTAAACCTAAAGCAATAATATTTTTATCTTTATTATAATAATTCCACTTTCTTACATAACCAAAACTACTATCAATAATTGCTTTAATTGATTCAGTATGTCTTTTTAAGGTTAGAAACCTTGATTCATTATTTACTAATGAACCATAGCCAAATATATATTTTTTCATTTTAGATATATTTAGAAAATAAAAATATAGTAGCAGTGAATACAAAAAAATAACAAAAAATAATAATTAAAAAATAAATATAAATAATATATTATGAACGACAATCTAAATAGTTATATATATATGATAAATAATTATCAAAAAAAATTACAAGCTTTACAACAGTATAAAGATCATGATAAATTAGCTATAAATGATGATAGTGAATTATATATACAATCAATAAGTCCATGGAGATACATTGTAAGAAGAATAAAAAATCAAAACAGATACACACTATCATTATATTTATCAAGTATTATAAATGAATATATAAAAATTTTAGATATTTTACTTGATAGATATGCTGCCAATAAAGAAGATGTAATAACAAAATTATTATATGAAGTTGTAGATTTTATACCTAAAATATTGTGGAATATTATTTGTTTGAGAAATTATTACAATCTTAAAAATAATTCACATCATATAAGTTTAACATTAGAAAGTATAAATAATAGACTAAATCTAATGCTATCAAAAATCAAATTAGCTTTTTAGAAAAATAAAAAGTATTATTGTATAAAAAAACAAAATTTAATAATATAAAAAGATATTTAGATAATATAATAATTAATAAATGGAAAATAATAAACAAAGTATATTTGACATAGAACCATCATATAATAATGATACACAAAATTATTTATTATATAATATAAATTTATTACAAAATTATCCAATTACACATTATAATTATTTATTACGCGAGGTAGATACACAAAAAAATTTAAATATGTTAATATTGAGTGAAAAGATTAAATTAGAACAAGATAAGACTAAATTAGAACAAGAAAAAAAAGATCTATTATTAGAAACAGGTAAATTAAAAAGAAAGATTATTAATTTAGAGGATGAATTATATATAGAGGAAAATCCTGCCAAAAAGATAAAAATAAGTAAATATGAATTTTTTAAATTTAATATAACTAAAAAGTCATATGAAAATGAAAAGGTAAATGAAATACTGCAAAATATAAGAAGTATTGATGATATAATAAATTTAAAAGATAAGTGGTATAATATTAGACATAATAAGGAATTACAAAAATTATATTATACTATACCTGCGTTAGAAAAGTTAAATACGTTAGTTGGAATGAATAAATTAAAGAATGATGTATTTAGGAAGTTAATATATTTTGTAAAGAACGAACACACTGATGAATATTTACATACCGTTATTTGTGGTCCTCCGGGTGTAGGTAAAACAGAATTTGCTAAAATATATGCGGATATTTTTGTTAGATTGAATGTATTAAGCTCTGATACATTTATGGAAATAAAGAGAGATGATTTGGTTGGTAAATACTTGGGTCAGACAGCACCAAAGACCAGAGAGTTATTAGATAAAGCATTAGGCGGAGTAATATTTTTAGATGAAGCATATTCATTAGGTAACGAAGAAAAGAGGGATTCATTTTCCAAGGAGGCAATAGATATGATAAATCAATATTTAAGCGAACACAAACACGATCTAATGTTTATTATAGCGGGATACGAAGAGGATATAGATAAATGTTTTTTTTCATACAATAGAGGATTAAAAAGAAGATTTTCAACAGTATATACGATTGATAATTATGAGTATAAAGAATTATTAGAAATATTCAAGATGAAGGTAAAACAATATAAATATGAAATATGCGTTGAGGAAGAGAAATTAGAAAAGTTTTTTAAAGAAAATAAAGATATTTTTATAAATCAGGGAGGAGATATTGAAAGATTATTCAATGAAATAAAATATAATCAATGTTTAAGAATATTTAAAGAAAATGTTAAAAATGTTGATATAAAATTAGAAGATATAGAAAATTCTGTAGATATATTTAAAAAAAAAGAAGAAAATAAAATAAATTTCAACATGTATTTATGAAATGTATTTATGAAATGTATTTATGAAATGTATTTATGAAATGTATTTATGAAATATAATTTCAACATGTATTTATAAAATGAATTTTTTATTAATAAATAATTATTTATTTATTAATACAATATATAAGATAATATGACAACTTCACCTCAAGAATGTTTGAGACAAATACAAGAAGCAGAAAATAAGGTTAATACATATGAAAAAAAATGGAATATATGGAATGATAAATATCAAACCGTATTAGATGATTGGACTAGAATAAACAATAAAATAGTAGCAGATGATACTAAATTATACGAGTGGCTTATATCTGAAATTCGTAGTAATTCAATAGAAAGTTTGAATTCTCCAATAAATTTTTGTTATAAGATGGGATATTGTATGAATGAATGTCAAAAATTAAAGAAAAATTATACAACACCAAATGGAAGAATTATAGGTTTTAATATTAATTTTAAGGAAAAAGGGGAAACACCTTTATGTGTTAAATGTTATTGTAGTATACTTTCTGATAGTTCAGAAAATTATTTTAATAATGAAAAAAATAAAATATTAGAAATAATACCAACTAGAGAAGCAAAATTAGCAGAAATGAGTATTATAAGTAAAGAGATGCCTCAACCAGAAGGATTTCATATTAATTGTTGTTTAAATGAAATTAAATGTGATAAAGGTAAATGTATTGGAAATATTCAAATTTGTAGATTACAAAATACTAATAAATTAGGAACAATTGATACAGTGGTTGAAAAAAAGAATAATGAAGATGTAAAAATAATACAAACAGATATTAATGAGATATTAAAAACAATTACTAGTTTATCAGATAATATTTATAATGATACTGAAAAATTATATGAAATAAAAGAACAAGATGATATAAAAAAAATAATAACAGATTTAAAAAATTTGGATAGTATTTTAAATAATTCTATTAAAACAATTAAAGATATAATTAAAGATGTTGATAATAAAAAAAAAGAAGTAGATAAATTAGATAATTTAACAAGTACTAATTCAATATATAAAAAATATATAAAAGAAAATTTAGATTTTATTAATGATGATATAACTGCTATTAATAATGAAGTTGTATTAATTAATAAAAATTATTCTAATTTTAAAAAGATTTTTGATAATATTGTAAAAGAAGATATTAATTTAAATTTGTTAAATATTAGTAAAATAGAGAATGATGTTATTATTAATACTTTAAATAATTATATTTCAGAATTTAATAATACAATTGAAAACGCTAATACATTAAATTCTTTATCAAAAAAAGATTTAGATACATTATTATATTTATATAATAAATGTATTAATATTATAAAAAATATTGATGATGAAAAAATAATTTTAGATAAAAATAATAAATCATTAGTAGATATATATAAAAATTTTAATGAAAAAGACTCTTTAAATTATAATTATGAATCTTCAATATATAAAGAAATAATAAATAATATTTTAAACATAAATATAAAAATAAATAATATTAAAATGTTGGATAAGATTAATAATTTAAATAATAAGTATATATTACAAAAAAAAGAGTATGACGACAGACTAATTAAACAAGTAAATGAAGAAAAACAAAAAATAATAGATTCTGATATATTATTATTAAAATTAATTGAAGAAGAAAATTTAAAAAAAAATAAAAATATAATTATTAAACCGAATGAAATACCTGTAATACCGGTAATACCTGTAATACCAGATATATTAATTAATAATAATTATAAAAATAATTATCAAGAAAATATTAAACAAACAGAATCTCCAAATTATATAATTTATATAATTATTGGTATACTATTAATAGGTTTTTTAATTATAAAAAAATAATTATATATACATCTATTATTAAGATATTATTATGAGTGGAGCTGCTATATGTGATGCAGCATTAACTGTTGTAGAAAAAAGTAGAAAAGATTATTTAGAAAAATATAAAAGGTGGCGTGATGATGTTGCAAGGTTAACAACAGAATTATATCAAGCTGAAGTTGCTTATAATACAGCAGATCAGGCTTTAGTTGATACAGCGACGTATACCACTACTGCTATTAGATCACGCGGTAATGGCCAAGAATGTGATAATTGGAGTGATAGTGAATGTGAACCTAAATGTAGTGGGAGAACATTAACTACTCCAGGTGGAAAAAAATCTAAATGGAATTATTTTAATGAAAATAACGGTCAGTGTCCTCATCAGTACGCATGGGATACGTACACAAAATGTAAATGTAGATATGTAGAAACATGGGATACGAGTGATGTTACTGAAAAAAAAATAAAATATGATAAATTAAAAATAGAATTAAGTAATCGGATAGGTCAGGAACCTAAATATAAAGATGAAGATCCGCCAACAGTTCAATGTTGCAGTAATGATCTTGATTGTAGATGGGGTACATGTTATGGTAATATACAAGATTGTAGATCATTAATTAATAATATAAGTCAAAATGAAGATGCTAGTAAAGTTATTGAAAGTATTAGAGTCACAGATATATTATTTAATAAATTAAATAATAAATTTAATGATTATAAAATAACATTTGATAATTATTATAATAGTTTTACCAAAATTAATTTTAAACAAAAAAATGTTGATTTTATTTATAATCAAATTAAAACTGTATATGATAATATAACAGTTATTTTTAATCAAATAGAAAAAAATGTAGAAAATATATTGATTTATAATGGTAATTTAATAGATAGTAATGAGAAGATTCCAGCTGCTTCTAGTTATAAAGTAGATTCTACTACAATTATAAATGATTCTACATCTAAAGCCAAAGAAAATACATCTGTATATCAAAATATTATAGTTCCATCATATATTAAAATTTTAAACGTGTTTAATGATATAGAAAGAGATACGCAAAATTATAATTTAATGATTAATAAAAAAGTTTTAATTGATGAAAATATAAATAATTTTAATAAAAATATTGAATCTATTAATGATATTTATTCAGAAATAAATTTAAAGATTTTAAATAGTAATGAAGATTTACAAAAATTATTAGAATTAAATAATAATGCAATTAATATAAATAATCAATTAATAATTTATAAAAATTCAATAAATGAAAAATTTAAAGAAATTAAAACATTAAGTGACACAATATCACCAAAATCAATATATTTTAATCTAACAAAAGATGTTTATATTGCTAGTGAAAATACAAATATACTTGTAAATACTAAATTTACTGAACTCAAAGAAATTATTAATAATATTAATAATATTACAATAACAAAAAAAACTAATTATGAAATACAAAAAAAAATAAATGATGATAATAAAATATTATATGCACTAGAAGAAGAAGAAAATAAAAAAAATTCAGATATTTTATTATTACAATTAATAGATAACGAAGAAAAAAATAAATTATTAAAAAGTTATAATCAAACGACTCCAATAAATATTACAGAATTACCAACTTTTACACAATTACCAACTTTTACACAATTACCAACTTTTACACAATTACCAATTTCTATATCAGAAGAAACTGCAAAAATAGATTATACTTTATATATAATAATAGGAGTTGTAGTTATAATTATTATATTTTTATTTATGAATAAATAATTATTTATTTATTTATTAATACAATATATAAGATAATATGACAACTTCACCTCAAGAATGTTTGAGACAAATACAAGAAGCAGAAAATAAGATTAATAAATATGAAAGAGAATGGAATATTTGGAATAATAAATATCAAACCTTGCTAGACGATCGGACTAGAATAAATAATAAAATAGTAGCAGATGATACTAAATTATACGAGTGGCTTATCTCTGAAATTAGTAGTAATACACAAGAATTAAATTATTCTGAAAGTTGTGGTACTTCTGGAAGATGTAGATCTAGATGCCAGGAATTAAAGAATAGTAGATATACAACACCAAATGGAAGAAGTATAGGTTTTAGTATTAAAGATAATGAAGTTAATACTGTATGCAATGAATATGCTTGTTGTTTTGATTGTTATTGCAGTATACTTACTGATAGTTCAGAAAATTATTTTAATAATGAAAAAAATAAAATATTAGAAATCATAAAAACTAGAGAAGCAAAAACAGCAGAAATGAATATTATAAGTAAAGAGATGCCTCAGCCAGAAGGATTTAATATTAGATGTTGTTTAAATGAAATTAAATGTGATAAAGGTAAATGTATTGGAAATATTCAAATTTGTAGATTACAAAATACGAATGATTTAGGAACAGTTCAAACAGAAGTTGAAAAAAAAAATAAAGATGATGTAGAAAAAATAAAAACAGATATTAATGAGATATTAGAAAATATTATTAGTTTATCCAATAATATTTATAATGATACTCAAAAACAATATAAAATAATAGAACAATATGATATAAAAAAAATAATAACAGATTTAAAAAATTTAGATATTATTATAAATAATTCTATTAAAACAATTAATGATATTATTAAAGATGTTAATAATAAAAAAAATGAAGCAAATAGATTAGATAATTTAACAAGTGATAATTCAATATATAAAAAATATATAAAAGAAAATTTAAAGTTAATTAATGATGATATAACTACAATTAATGATAAAGTTATATTAATTAATAATAACTATTCTAAATTTAAAAATAATTTTGATAATATTGTAAAAGAAGATATTAATTTAAATTTGTTAAATATTAGTAAAATAGAGAATGATGTTATTATTAATACTTTAAATAATTATATTTTAGAATTTAATAATACAATTGAAAATGCTAATACATTAAATTCTTTATCAAAAAAAGATTTAGATACATTATTAGATTTATATAATAAATGTATTAATATTAAAAAAAGTATTGATGATGAAAAAATAATTTTAGATAAAAATAATAAATCATTCGTAGACATATATAAAAATTTTAATGAAATAGACTCTTTAAATTATAATTATGAATCTTCAATATATAAAGAAATAATAAATAATATTTTAAACATAAATATAAAAATAAACAATATTAAAATTTTGGATAAGATTAATAATTTAAATAATAAGTATATATTAAAAAAAAAAGAGTATGAAGAAAGACTAATTAAACAAGTAAATGAAGAAAAACAAAAAATAATAGATTCTGATATATTATTATTAAAATTAATTGAAGAAGAAAATTTAAAAAAAAATAAAAATATAATTATTAAACCGAATGAAATACCTGTAATACCTGTAATACCTGTAATACCTGTAATACCAGATATATTAATTAATAATAATTATAAAAATAATTATCAAGAAAATATTAAACAAATAGAATCTCCAAATTATGTAATTTATATAATTATTGGTATACTATTAATAGGTTTTTTTATAAAAAAAAAATAATTATATATACATCTATTATTAAGATATTATAATGAGTGGAGCTGCTATATGTGAAGCAGCTTTAAAAGCTGTAGAAAAAAGTAGAAATATTTATTTAGATAAATATACTACATGGTTAGCTGAACTTCAAAGATTAACGGCGGCTAAAGATGCAGCAGAAATTGCTTATAATACTGCCGATCAGGCTTTAGCCGATACACCGACGAATCAAACTATTAATAATACATCACGTGGTGCGATGACTTCTGGTGATGAATGTGCTGACTGGAGTGCTAGTGAATGTGATACTAGATGTAATTGGAGAACTTTAACTACTCCAGGTGGAAAAAAATCTAAATGGAGTTATGACAGACCGGAATGTAAATACACATGGGGTTATACAAAATGTGTATGTAATTACGTAGATGCCTGGGATAAGAGTGATGCTACTGAAAAAAAAACATTATTCGATCAATTAAAAAGAGATTTAGAAAATCATATATCTCAAGAACCTAGATATAAAGATAATAGCCCGCCAACAGTTCAATGTTGCAGCAATGATCTTGATTGTAGATGGGGTACATGTTATGGTAATATACAAAATTGTAGATCATTAATTAATAATATAAGTCAAAATGAAGATGCTAGTAAAGTTATTGAAGGTATTAGAGACATAGAGACATTATTTAATCAATTAAATAAAAATTTTAATGATAATAAAATCACATTTGATAATTATTATAATAGTTTTACCAAAATTAATTTTAAACAAAAAAATGTTAATTTAATTTATAATCAAATTAAAACTGTATATGATAATATAACAGTTATTTTTAATCAAATAGAAAAAAATGTAGTAAATATATTGATTTACAATGGTGATTTAATAGATAATAATAGTAAGATTCCAGCTACTTCTAGTTATAAAGTAGATTCTACTACAATTTTAAATCATTCAACATCTAAAACCGAAAAAATTACATCTGAATATAAAATTATAGTTCTATTATATGTTGAAATTGTAAATATGTTTGATGAAATAGAAAGAGATAAACAAAATTATAATTTAATAATTAATAAAAAAGGTTTTATTGATGAAAATATAAATAATTTTAATAAAAATATTGAATCTATTAATGATATTTATTCAGAAATAAATTCAAAGATTTTAAATAGTAATGAAGATTTACAAAAAATATTAGAATTAAATAATGAAGCAATTAATATAAATAATAAAATAATAATTTATAAAAATTCAATAAATGAAAAAGTTAAAGAAATTAAAACATTAAACGACACAATATCACCAAAATCAATATATTTTAATATAACAAAAGATGTTTATATTGCTAATGAAAATACAAATATACTGGTAAATACTAAATTCATTGAACTCAAAGAAATTATTAATAATATTAATAATATTACAATAACAAAAAAAACTAATTATGAAATACAAAAAAAAATAAATGAAGATCATAAAATATTATATGCACTAGAAGAAGAAGAAAATAAAAAAAATTCAGATATTTTATTATTACAATTAATAGATAATGAAGAAAAAAATAAATTATTAAAAAGTTATAACCAAACGACTCCAATAAATATTACAGATATTACAGATATTACACAATTACCAATTTCTACACCATTACCAATTTCTACACAATTACCAACTTTTACACAATTACCAATTTCTACACAATTACCAATTTATATATCAGAGGAAACTGCAAAAATAGATTATACTTTATATATAATAATAGGAGTTGTAGTTATAATTATTATATTTTTATTTAAGAATAAATAATCAAAAATTAAAAACTAATGCTTTTGATTCGTCATTTATTGTAATTAAATTATTTGTATTATTTTCAGTATCTATTGTTAAATACTGAATTGTATTATCTATTATAAAATATAATTTATTATTTACAGTTTTATATAATCTATATTTATCAAATAAAGTATTTATAATTTCTTGATCTGGTATGTATAATTTTAGTTTATAATCTGTATCAATATTTTGTAAATAAGCTAATATCTTATCATTTATATATATATGATAATATTTAATACCATTTGAATCTTCTAATTCAATAATTTTAGCATATTTTTCATTTGGTCCATAAATTTTAAATTTTATAAATTGATTATTGTCTTCTAATGTATAATTATTATTTAGGAAATTAGTAGTTAGTATTTTCTCGTTATTATTAATTTCAAATTTTTCTTTATCTATTAAATTATAATTTTCACAATTACTTGGTATAAATTGAATTAAAATTATAATTATTAATAAAATTAATAGTATATTTTCCATATATAATATTAATTATATATTTTTTTAATTTATATGTTATATATATAAATTAATGTCAGGACGTTCAACATGTCAAGCTATACAATCAATAAGAACACAAGGTCAAACAGATAGAGAAGCTATTGGAGTTGCTAATAATTTTTCTCCTGGAGGTTTAGTAGATAAAATAGGAGCAAGAAATGAAAGTAATAATTCAATCGTAAATTTTTTAAAAAATAGTATAACAAACACTACAAGAGTTGCTATTAATGAAAAATGTAGCAATTCTACAAGTATTAATCAATCAAATGTTTATAATAGTACTGATAAATGTATGTTAGCAATGTATCAATTATGTAAAAATCCTATTACGGGAATAACTGATTTGACATGTTTAGATAGAACAACAAAAATATTAGAAGATCTTAGAAAAACAAACATACCAGTTTCACAACAAAATGTAAACACTACTAAAAATTTATGTGAAATTAATTCATATATTCAGGCTCTATCTAATCAAGAAACGAGTTTATCAAATTTAGCAAAGTTATTATCTATGCAAGAAGCTAAAAGTATATTAAGTAGTAATAAAACTGATAATCTTAATTGTAATGATATAGATATAAATGTTTCCAATGAACAATTTATAAGTGTAGTTTTAAAATGTCTAAATGAAACAAGTATAAATCAAAATAATACAATTAATGATGATAGTTGTGGCGCAAGAATGAGTTCTCAATTAAATACAAATAGTATATTTAATAACTGTTTAATGGATAATGGAATTCTTGTAAGCAATACACAAAGAGCCTCGGTTTTGAATGAATCTACATTAGAAAATAAACAAACAGCCTCTGCTATTGATTTAGGCTCATCTATGATGATTATAATTATAATTGTAGTCGTCGTAGTTGCTTTATTTGCTTTATCTAGTTTTAGCGGCGGTGGTGAAAAAAAATCTAAATAAAATTAATTTTATTTATTAAATCTTAATATAATATATATTATATTAATGTCAGGTCAAGGATTTTGTCAAGCAATAGAAAATAAAAAAGAACAATTAAAAACTGATAAAAAAGCTATAAGTACCGCAAAAAGTTTTGCAACTGCTGGTTTAAATAGATTATGGGATAAAGAAGAAGACGATGATAACGAAGTTTATAATTTTGTAAAAAATAGTTATAATAAGGTTAAAGATACTGTATCTATAAATTTTTGTAGTAATTTAATTGGAGGTACTCAATCAAATATTTATAAACAAAATCCTAATTGTTTTAAAGCAATACAAAAAATTTGTTATAATGATAATACAAAAAAATATGATGAAACATGTTTAGATGATTTATATAAAACTATTGATATTTATAATAATATTCCAATTCAACAAACTAATATAAATACACAATATGCAGAATGTAATATAAATTCAGTTTTAGGGATATTAACACAACAAGAACAAACATTAGAAAATTTAGCAATTATTAAATTAATACAAGAAGAACAAGAAAAAAATAAGAAATCTAATTCTGATTCTTGTAGTGAAATAAGTTCTGATGTTACAAAAGAACAATATATAAGATCTTTTTTAGAATGTACTAATAATAATATTATTAGTCAAAAAAATATAATAACAAGCGAATGTCATCCTGGGGTTACTTCTCAAATTAATGTTAATCAAAGTGTTGATAAATGTATCGTAGATTCTAATATAGCTAATAAATCAAAAACACAAGTTACACAAAGAATAGTAAGACCGATAGATATAGATAATTCAGTTCCAAATCAACAAAATACTCTAACTAATCCTCCAATTAATAATCCAACAAATCCAACAAATCCTCCAATTAATAATCAAACTAACTTGATGACAATTGTTGTAATTTTTATTGGTTTTATCATATTAATGGGTTTTTTATTTTTTTTTTTTAAGAGATGATAGATAAATTATATTTATAATAATATATTATAAATATATTATTTTAATTATTATATTTATAATAATGAGTTGTGATAATTTAAAAAGAATGCAAACTGAATTAAAAGCATTAATTAATAATAAAAAAACTACTAACGAAGAATATAAAACTTTTTACGTTAGATATGGTATACCTTATAAAAATAAAGTAGAAGCAGAAATAAATAATTATTGTGGTAATATAGTAGCCCAAAGTGCTTCAAATGTTATTAAAATAGAACCACAATGTGTTAAAGACGCCCAAGAGTTATGTATGGCAATACATAATGTTCCTAGAGAAGTTGTTGACGGTGATCCTAATTTAATACCTTGGTATTTTAGAGATTGTTATGATAAATACGGTCCATATGCTAATCAAAATATACAAACTAATTTGTCAACTATTAAATCAGAATGTACTGTTAATACTATTTTAAATGATCCCGAACTTAATAATAATAAAGAAATGGCTATTGTTGTTGCAATGATATTAGCCGATCAAGAAATTAAATGTAAATCTGATGAAAAAAATACTTATTTTTATGATTTTGGAACTACAGAAAATATATTATCAATAAATAGGTGTTTAAATATGGCCTTATCAGAACAAAAAAATTATTTGAGTGGTTGTCGTTTTTCAAATAAGAGGCAAGAAAATATTAACGATCTTGTTAATAGTTGTATAATTAAAACAACTATTGGTAATCCAGTTAATACTACACCTTCTAATACATCAACAACTTTATCTCCTATTTATTCTCAACCTAATTTTACTCCTATAATTACTAACCCAACACCTAGCTATACAACACCACAAAATACACCACAAAATTCAACATCTATGAATATTACACCTTTTAATATAAATACAACTACACTTAAACCGACTGAGAATAGCATAAATATAATTGTAATTGTAGCTATAATTTTAGCAGCTATTTTTATAGGTTATTTTTTCTTTTAATTTTATAATAATAAAAAAATATATATAATATTTATATATGAGTTCTTTAACAACCGAATCAATTTATAATGATGCTGCTACATTAGGAAAAACATCGTCTTATATTTATTTTATTATTGCTATTGTTATAGCTGTAATTTTAGTTATATATGCTTTACATATAAATAATCAACCACAAAAACCATCAGCTAAAGCATTTATTATAACAGCTTCGTGTACTACTTTTAATACTGGTAATAGAAATAATAATATAAGTTATTCTTGTTTATTAAATGTTAAATATAAAGTAAATGAAATTGAATATGTAAATAATCTTACAACCAATTCAAATCTAATTTATAATCCGAATACTTACATTGATATAGAATATGATCCAGCTAATCCTAATAATATAAATATAAAAGGTATGGATAATTCAACACAATCTAAAATATCAGTTGGAATAGCAGTTTTTATTGTAGCTGCTTCAGGTATAAGTTATTATTTATCACAAAAATCAAATGTTTTTGCTGTTGGAACTGCTATAAATACTGTTGTAGATATTAGAAGATGATAAAAAATAGAAAATAATAAAAAAAATATATACTTACTTATATGAATAAATATATAGTTTTAATTTTGATTATTTTACTAATTGTTATATATCTTCATGATTGTAATTGTGAATCTTTTATAACTGAAGATATTGATAATTATAAATACTATAATGAAAAAAACGAATTAATTAATCATAAAGAATTAGAAAGAGACGAACAAGAACAAGCTTATAAATACATAGAACCAACTGATGTAGTTTTAGAATTAGGTGGAAGATATGGAACTGTTTCTGCTGTTATCAATTATAAACTTAATAATAAAAAAAATCATGTAGTTGTTGAACCAGATGAAAATATTGTACCTACTTTAATTACACCTTTTGAAATTTAAAATGCCGACTTTAAATTTCAATTTTTATAATTTTTATATTTCTTAGTTTTAGATGTTTTTTTAATATAATAATCTTGTCTTTCATAAGCACCTTTTAATATATTTTTATAGTTTTCCTTAGGTATTTCTTTTATTACTTTTTTAATATTTTCTTTTAATTCATTGTATTTTAATCCTTCTAATTTTCTTAATTTTGATTTTAATAAACTAAAATAAAATTCTATTCCGTTACTATAATGTTGATAAGGAACCGAATACAATAAATTATTATGTTTATTTACTAATTCTTTAATTTTTTCGTGTCTATGAGAACTAGCATTATCTAAAATTATTAATTTATTTTTATATTTTGAGATAATATTTTTCTCCAAGAAATTATATAATCTATCTACATTTATTCCACCTTTTTCATATAATTCCCATCCTTCTACACCTATTGAACTAATTGCAAATATACATGTATATTTCTTAAAAACATCTTGTGATTGTGTTTTTATTATGCATCTCTTACCAACATCATTATAACAATGATATCTATTTTGTAAAGCATTTATACTACTTTCATCAATACAAATAATATCTTCAATCTTATATTTTTTAACTTCTTTATAGAATTCTTTGATGTTTTTATTAATGTCAATATCTTTACCAAATCTTTTTATTGGTTCATGTCTAATGTGTGTTAATTTTAATGATATGTGATTATCTTTAATTATATTTGAAATATGTCTTTGTGATATATCAAAATCTTTAAATTTTTCTTTTGCCTTGATATGTAAATCTTCTAAAGTAATTGTTTTATTTTTTCTTAATTCTTCCAATATATATTTAACTTGTTCTTTTGTTATTTTATAAGATATTGATTTTTTACTGTGTCTTTTTATACTTCCTTCTTTTTTATATCTATCAATCCACCTCATTAAACTTCTTGGAGAACATCCAAAAATATCACATACTTCTTCTTGTGTTTTATTTGCTTTTAAGTAATATTTTACTACAGATAATTTATAATCTTCACTTTTATGTTTAGATGACATTTTTATATAAATATTTATATAAAAATATCGTTGATATTATTTTTTATTTCTTAAAATAAATGTTTTATGTTTTTCCGAATTATTATGAACTTCAATTGTATCTTTTGAAAAAGTTCCAAAATCACATAAATCACAATAGTATTTAAATTTCTCTTTTCTTTCTTCTTTGGTTGAGTGTTTATTTAATATATGCTTTAACATATTTGTATAATTTGTTGTATTGTATTCACAGTCTTTACATTTTCCAACTTCTTTTTTATCTGTTCTTGTTTTCCTTTTTCCTGTTTTATGTGATTCTCTTTCACAATGATTATTCCATTGACTTATAAAATTACATTTATAATCACATTTCTCACATATAAATTTATATTCTAATTGTTTATTATCTTCTAATGGTTTATTTACTTCCATTCTGTTATAATATAAATCAATATATTTTTATATTATTTTGATTTTTTACATAAAATATATATAATTATTTTTAAGTTTTTCAAAAATTATATAAATTTAATTTTATTTTTTTCTTAATTAAAATAATTTAAAATTAAAAATATTTTCTTTAATTATAGTATATGGACTTAGAAGAAAAACCTAAAATAAAAATTAAAGATGGAGATTTAATAGAAATTGATGATGACAATGAAAAATTAGAATTTATGATTGTTAATAAGACACCTCTTAAAAACATTATTAAATCTGATGAACTCAATAATAAAATTAATTTAACTATACAAATAGTCAATAAAATTGTTATTCAAGCTTGTCAATTTATTACACCTTTTTCGGTGAAATCTGGGACACCCAGAACACCTAAAAAGCGTAATTGCACTCATAAGAGCGTGATAATACTTGACCCTATAAATTATCAATTATTAATCATTTGTTTAGTTAATTTTATATCAGTAGGGTTATTATCTTTTATTAAGTTAAAAGACCTTTTATATCTTAAAGGTCTTTCTTTAAATTTTATGTGATGATTTACTATTTTTATCATATTATTTACGGCATTTTCATCACGATTTATACATCCACTTTGTTTGTTTTCCATTTTATATGTTAAAACTGAATGTAATTTCCTTTCTTTTCTTTTGGTTTTATCTTTGTTATTATCCATCATATATAAATTATCACAAGGTTCTTCTGTTATGTAATGAAGTTTTGATGTTCTAAACTCATCTAAATTATACATTTTAAAGTTGTTTTGAATTAATCTTTTAATTGCTATATTTGGTGTTGAAATATTACCCTTTTTACAAGCCCCTTTTAAACTTGCATCTCCATAGCAAATAATAGCATCCTTACCAAATTCTTTTTTAATTTCTTTAACTAATTTTGTATCAGCGTGTTTTCTATTTAAATATCCATACCATTTATATTTTCTAAATATTTCTTTGTTATACTTTTTAAACAATAAACTATTTATTCTATTTTTATTAGATATAAAATTTTTAAACTTTTCAAAATCACAAGTTTTAGAACTATAATTAGATAATTCATTTTCAACCTTAGTAATGTTATTTTTATCTTTATAATTTTTAATCAATCTTTGATATTTTAATCTTTTAGTTATTTTAGTTCTTTTCCTATTTGAATATCTATATCTTTTTCCTTTTTTGTTTTTCATTACTAGTATATCTCTAATTCCAGGATCAATTACGCACCAATCATTACTATCCAATTCTTTAAATTGAATATCTGTTAAGTCATCTATATAAGTACACTCTATTTGGTTTTCTATTTTCTTTTCCAATTGCTCTTTCTTCCTTTTTTCAATTATTTCTTTTTGTTGTTCTTTTGGTAATTTTTTAAATTCTTCTTTTTCTTTATCTTTCTTATCTTTTAACTTTAATTTAAATTCAATTTCTTTCTTCTTTTGTTCTTCTTCTAATTTCATTTTATATTCTTTCTTTTGTTCTTCATTCATATCTTTTGTTGCTTCTTTTAATTTACTCTTTTTATTTTTTTTATTTAATTTCTTTTTATTTTCACTTTCAACATTATCTTTTCTTAACATTTGTATTGATACAGAATAACAATCAGTATATATTTTATAGTCAAATTGATAATTAGATTGAGTAAATATAGGTTCATCCAATTTAACAAATTTACCCCATAATTTCTTTTTATATTTTTCTATATTACTTAAAATTTTACCTTTATCTTTTTTAACAAATATTTCAATTATTGATTTACTATCTATGGGGACATATTTAACAATAATATCAGTTCTCAAAGGAAAAAATTGGAATGATTTAGTTTCTAATTTTTCAATTTCTAAACACATATAAATCATTGATTTCAAATATCTTTGTGGGTTGTTTTCAACATCAAATTCATAAGAATTAACAAAATCTTTATAAAAAATATTATTCCTATGGGTATTAATCCAGTTATGATATTTAGGATTAGAATTTAAAGTATTATTTAATAAGTCTTGTTTAATTTCATACACTTCTTTATTTAATTGTTTTCTTAATTCAGTCTTTTTACCTTTTTCAGCCTTTTCAACTAAATCATTATTTTGTTTTTTAAATGAAGAATTAACAAATCTATTTACATATTTAAAAAAGTGTAATTTAATATTATTTTCAATGTTAGTAAGCATATCAACAGCCATTGAATTTAAAATTTGAGATAAGTATGAACCATTAATTTTATTTTCATAATTTAAATTTTTGTAATATTCTTGATAAAACTTTTCAAATTCTTCTAATAACTTTAAATTATCTCCCTGTGGTTTATTACCACCTTTATCATTAATAGTTAAAGCACAAAAAGCCATTTTTAAAGTATTAAAATTAATTTCAGGTATATCTAAATTATTTTTATATTTGTGTAATAACCAAAGTCTTAAAAATTGATAAGTATGAATAACAATTTGATTGGTTCTAAAACAAACATCAAATAAAATAGGTTTAAAATCAGGTTCTAAAAGTATTTTATCCAAAGAACATTTAGTAGTAATAATTTTATCAGGAGGTTTTTTAGATTTTATCATTTATATATATTATAATATTAGAAAATATTTTTATGTCTTTAAATATATTTTAATTTAATTTTAAATATTTTTAAAAAATAATTATTTAATTCTATATATTTTTAAAAAATAATTATTTAATTCTATATATTTTTAAAAAATAATTATTTAATTCTATATATTTTAAAATAAAATATTTAAATATATAGTTAATTATTATAAATAGATGGAAGTAAAAACTAATAAGTATATATGTGAAAAGTGTAATTTTAAATGTAATACAAAGGCGAGATGGGAAGCACACATAAATACAGAATTACATAAAACAGGACAAAGAAAAGTAAGATGTGATTATAAAGAACCTTATAAATGTGATAAATGTGAATTCAAACATAAAAATATAACAAACTATAAAATTCATTTATTAAATAATCATTCAACAAAAGAAGAAAGAAAAAAAGAATTTTTATTTTATTGTGAATTATGCGATTTTGGTTCATTTTGTGAAAATCAAATAAATAAACACAATGAAACTTCAAAACATAAACTTATTTTAAGTTTAATAAAATAAATTTATGTTTTGTATAAAAAATAAATTTTAAGTGTCCCAGATTTCACCGAAAAAGGTGTAATCTTTATTTTATACATTTATATGACATCAATAAAGATTTTCCCAAAATAGATACAAAATTTATTATGGCTATTTTTAAGACAATAACAATAAGAGATGATACACGATGAAAACCACCATCAGAAGAAACTAAACAATTATTAATAAAATTAAAAGAATTTTATAATTTACATTATAAACAGTGTATTTATGAATCAGATATTATGAATGATACAAAGTTAAATTTTATTATGGCTTATGAAGCAATTGATATCGTTAAAAATATTAAAAATAATATAACAGAACATTTTCAAGATTATGTAAATAAATTTGTTAATCAGTTTTTTGAATCTAAAAGTTTATGTGAATATGCTAATAATAAAAAAGAATGGAGTAAAGAACAAAGAAAAGAATTTAAATCTGGTATTTTTAGTTGTTTAAGATATATTAAAAAAGATTTACTAAGAACAGATAATAAATATGAATCGGATGAATTATTTCATGATTGGATAAATTTACATAAACCTAATATTTTAAGAAAAAATAAATTTACAAAAAATTCAGTTGAATATGATATTTGTTCTAATCCAACTGATTACTTAAAATCATTATTTTATATGAATAAAGAATTAGAAAAACTTAATAATGAAAGAATACAAAAAGATAAAGATCAATTTAAATTATTTCAAGTGATTCCTCAAAGAACAAGTATTAAACCTAATTATATTTGTTTGGATACTTGTGCTTTAATTAATTTGGTAATTGAAGAAAATTCATTAGAATATTTAAATAATGTTGAAAAATATCAAAAAGAATTGTGGAATAAAAATTTTAAACTTAGTCAAAAAGAATTCAAAAGAAAAAATTATCAATTTAATTATATGATAAAAACTGATGGTATTGGTTGTTCTGTTTTATTAGTTAAATTAAAAGATGGAAAATCAATAGAAATAACTCAAAAAATGCAAAGAGAATTAAAACAAAAGTTGGAAAAAAAAGATAAATATATTGAGGATATTAAAATAACTAATGATATTAAAAATAAAAGAATTGTATGTTTAGACCCAAATTTGCAGGATATTTTTTATGCTGTTTCCAAAGAAATTAAACCTAAAATAATCGTTGATGATAATAATAAATTAAGATTAGAAAATGAAGAAGAAATCATCACATTTAGATATACACAAAACCAAAGAAGATTAGAAACCAGGAATAAAAAATATAATAAATTACAAGATGAAATTAATAAAGAGAAAAAGATTAATGATAAATCTGTTAAAGAAATTGAAACAGAATTATCTAAATTTAATTCTAAAACTTGTGATTTTAATAATTTTATTGAGTATTGTAAAAAGAAAAATGAAATAAACAGATTATTATTTTCACATTATCAAGAAGAAGTATTTAGAAAATTAAAGTTTAATAGATATACAAATACACAAAAATCTGAAAGTAAAATGATAAAAAACTTTTCAAATAAATTTGGAAAACCTGATGAATGTATTGTTGTTTTAGGTGATTATGATAAAGGAGAACATAATATGAAAGGAAAGGAACCAATAATAAACAAAAGAATAAGAAAAATATTTAGAAATAATTATTATAAAGTTTATATGATAAATGAATTTAGAACATCAAAATTATGTAATGTATGTGAAAGTAATTGTAGTCCTTTCTTAAAAAGAGAATCACATAAACCAAAAGATATAGATAAAAAAATAAAAAAAGGCAAACTAATTGAAGTTTGGGGTTTAACCTTGTGTGAAAACAAGAAATGTAGTTTAATCCATAACAGAGATAAAAATTCAGCCTTAAATATGTATAAAATAACTCAATCAATACTAAATGGAAAAGGAAGACCAGAAAAATATTGTAGAGAAATAAAACAAATTCATTCCTGTTAAACGACAGGATATAACCAAATTTTTACACCTTATATACCGTAAGTATGAAAAATTACTTATAAAATCGGCATTTTAAATTTCAAAAGGTGTAAAAATAGAGACTTGAATAATTCTGGTTATTATATTCTTCCAAAAGTTATTACTAATTCTAATAAAAAGAAAATAGAAAGTGGATATAGTACTCATTATGTTGATTCAAATGATAATGATAAAACTAATAATATTATTAGTTATGAAGACTTTAAAAAACAATTCCCTCTTGATTTTAATGTGATTGTTGCTGATTGTGAAGGATGTTTAGATGAATTTATAAAAATGATGGGTGATGATTTTTATAAAATTAATAAAGTTATATTTGAAGCAGATATGGCACATTTATGCAATTATGATGAAATAATTCAAAATTTATTAAATAATGGATTTACTTTAATTGAAAAAAAATTTAATATAGTTGATAGATATGTTTTTATAAAAATTTAATAAAATTATCATCTAAAACTAATTTATTATCTTTAATTGTATATCCTAAAAATGTTTTATATATTTTATATTTTTCTAGTTCATCATTAGTTCTTATTTCATTTTCTCTATCAAAATATTCATTTTTGTTTTTCCATTTGATTGGATAACTTTTATCATATAATTCAGCAATTTTTGTTAATTCTATTTTTTTATTCTGTTCTAAATTAGAATCTATTATTAATAATGACACCATTATTTAATTATATGTATATATATATAAATAATGGATTATTTATCCAAAAATATATTATCTGAAAATTATTATAATTATATTAAAATATATTATTTAATTAGTAAATATGATAACTTAATAAATTTATTAACTATATTAGAACCATACTTATATATAAATAATGGTTTTAAAATTACTTCACAAGAAATTTATAATTTTGTTAAAAAAAAAATATAAATTATATAAAATTAATCAATTATCAAATAGTTCTAACATAAATATTTTACAATATCAATCTTTTTTATCTTATTTTTTTCAAACCTATGAAGAAATTATTAAGTTCAAATTAATTAATAAAAATAAATCAATTTCAATTTTAGAAATTACAAATTTACCAAATGTTTTTGAAGGCTGTTATTATTATGAAAAAAATAAAAAAAATAATATAAATCGTTCATCCTATACAGTTGATTTATTTATAAAATATAGTAATAAAAATTTTTTAGATAAAAAAGAAGAATATTTAGAATATTATAATCAATACATTAAAAATATTAAAATTAATGAAATAACAAGTTATTTTACCGATGATATGTTTAATAATATAACTTCTACTTATGATTTAATATTTGCTAATATTAGTTATAGAAACGAATTTATACATATTTCTATGGATGATATATCTAATTTTAATTTATATATTTATCAATTATATTATTCACTTTTAAGATTAAATATTGGCGGACATCTAGTATTTCCTGTTTTACAGATTAGAAATAAAAAAATGGCTGATTTAGTATTATTAATTAGTTCTTATTTTACAAGTTATGAATTATATACACCCGAAATACATAATAAATATAAAATTTCAACGGTTTTTGTAATTTATAAATCACTCATTATAAATAAGTTTGATAAGTTAAAAGAAATATTTTACAAATTATATAATGAAGATAATACAGGAATCAAATTAAAATTTGCTAAAAATATTAATGATTTCAATTATGATAAAAAATATTTAATACCACCAGAATATATTGATGAAAATTATAAATATGTAGATTCGCTCCTAGACACTGATGAAGATAATCCAATTTATGACAAGATTAAAGCTTATAATAAAAAGATGTATTTTTTAAAAAGTTTGTATTTGGAAACTATAAACAATTATGTTAATATGAATGATAAGGAAAAAGAAGAATATATTAAAAATTTAAAAAAAGAACAATTAATTAATGCGATTTTATACGCAAAAAAATGGGGTTTTAAAACAATTCCATTTGAAAAGGGAGAATTTAAATCTGATTTTGGTAATCTTATTATAAAAGACATGTTTTCTGCTTATAATGGCTTTTCTTATAAATTCTCTAAACATAATCTATCAGATGAAAAACTTGATAAATTAATTGATATGCCTAAAAAAAGATTTCTAAAATTAAAAACACAACTTGAAATGGCTGATTATACTATTGATACAAGAAATATTTATGATTGGGATAATCTGAAAAAAGTAGTTCGTTTTTATAGACCAAATGATACTGCAAAACATCTTAAAACTATTATAGAAAAGAAATTTAATCAAAAAAGTATATCGCAAGCATGGGTTAAAATGTATGAAATTATCGTTAAATATAATTTAATTAAAAGTAATAGTAATACATATAAAACTTTTCATTTATGCGAAGCACCTGGTAATTTTATATCTGCCACTAATCATTATATAAAAACACAAACTAATATTGAAAATTTTGATTGGTACGCACAAACATTAAATCCATTTATTAGTGTAAATAAATTAAGAGCATTCAAAGATGATTTTAATTATATTAGAAATTATAGTAATAGATGGAAATTTGGTTATAATGATAGTGGTGATATTATGGATATTGAAAATATTAAATGGTATAGGAAATTTAATATTTTC